TGCCATTCATCCCATTCCAGCAGCCGATAAGGACGATAAGCTTATTCGGTTAATTTACCATACCACCCCTCACCGAGGGTTGAATATCCTGGTATCGGCTTTCACCACACTGTGCGGTCTCCATGACAACATTGTCCTTGATGTTTATTCAAGTTTTGAAATCTACGGTTGGGGTGATAAGGACAAGGAATACAAAGATATCCTGGATGTCTGCAAAGAACACCCACAAATCAATTACCATGGCGCCGTGCCAAATGATGAGGTGAGAGAAGCCCTCCAGAAGGCTCATATTTTTGCGTATCCATCCACCTGGCCAGAAACGTCATGCATCTCCGCCCTAGAGGCTATGTCCGCCCGCTGTCTGATGGTAGCTCCGAATTTCGGTGCCTTACCTGAAACATGCGCCAATTGGGCATGGATGTATCCTTTCATGGAAAATCAATCTGCCCATGCCAATATGTTCGTCAATGTCCTCAACCAGGCGATCTTGAAATTGAGGGAGCCAGACGTTCAAAACAACCTCGACTTCCAGAAGATGTATTTTGACCGCTTTTACAACTGGGAATTACGTGGTAACCAGTGGGCAGGATTTCTCCAGGGATTGAATTATTGACCGAAGCCGACGGCCTATACATCGTCAATGGTATTACCCTAGCCGGAATGTTCGTTTTTGGGTTCTTTGGTTGGGTATATGACCATTATTTTTGCCGAGAGACGAACCCCTTGATCCGTTGTGGAATCGGGGTGGTCATTGGGTTTACGGTTGTAGTAGGTGGTTCAGTTATTCTCGTAGAATTTTTTGGATATTAGGGGGTTGACATAGGCCTCTACCTCATGCTAAGATGATATCATGATGAATTTGAGGAAAGACCGATGACCACCGTAGGCTATATGTCAGATTTGCACCTGGAGTTCGACCAAGGGCAATTCATGCCCGATGTCGGAGGCTACGATGTTCTGATCCTCGCAGGCGATGTTCACACCAAAGGCCGTATGGACTGGGCCAACAAGATGGCTCAGCATAACGGTCACGTTGTGTTCGTGCCCGGCAACCATGAGTTCTATTATGGTGACCTTACTGCAACCTCTGAAAAGCTCCGTAAAAATGCAGCGGAAAATGTCCATGTTCTGGAGAACCAGAGCGTGGAGCTTGAAGGCGTATGGTTTCACGGGGCTACCCTGTGGACCGATATGAACCATAAGGATTATTTCACCATGCAGGACGTTGGGCATGGTATGAACGATTTTCATGTGGTACGGACCAATCACTATGAGCGCCGTTTAACCCCGGAATGGGTGGCGACCTTGCACGCCTATACGGTCGCGTTCCTGCGCGCCTCTGTTAAGCCTGGTGACATTGTGGTTACCCACCATGCGCCGACGTTCGCTTCGATCCATGAGAAGTATCGTGGGTCCAATCTCAACTATGGGTATGCCAGCGATTTGACTGGTGTCATGTATGAGAATCGCCCTGCCCTCTGGGTACACGGCCACGTCCACAACTCGTTTGAGTATGAGGTTGATGGAACCCTAGTGGTATGCAACCCTCGCGGGTACGTCCATAACCGTGGTGATTTTCCGGACTACACGGACGCCAACCCCGATTTCGATCCAACTAAGGTCTTTGAGGTCAGCTCCTAATTTTAGGGGTTGACATTGGCCTAGCCCTGTGCTAGGATGATTATACTGAGAAAACGAACGAGAGAATACCTATGGCACTTCCCAAAGCCAAACGCAAGCCCCGCAAAAAAGTCACCCACGTTGATGGGTATGTGGTTCCGATCTGGGCCAACGTGGTTCAGAGCCACAAGGATTATGCCAACAACCTCCATTGGGCCATGCTCTATGGCAACTATGTCCTGAAGGGCAAGGAGCTCAAAGGTGAGGTCCTGAAATACCTCAACCTCAAGAAAAATTCGGTCGATCTTCAGGCTCTGAAGGGTCTGGAAGATTGGCGTTTCGACTTTGCTGGCAAGCGTGCCTGGATCCTGAACAATGAAGGCGAACTCCCTGAGGCGAGCGTCAAGCATATGAAGGGCCTGATCGACGCCCTTCTGGTCCTCGGCCATGGGCGTCTGAAGGTGACCAAGAAAGTCGAGCATAAGGCCAAGAAGGTTTATACCCCTTCGATCCAAGAGCGGATCGCCGACCAGGTCTCGGATTTGATCGGCCATGTGGAGACTGAGGTTGACACCTTTGTGACCAGCAAAAAGTTCAAACATGATTTCGATATGTATGCCTGGCTACAAGCCAAGGAAGTCAAGGGTCCTCAGACCAGCAAGATTCTAGCCTATTACGAGAATTTCCTGAACGGTCTTGATGCTGAGGAGCATGAGTACATGGGTAAGGCCGCGTTCAAGCGGTTCACTGATTTCGTGACCGCCATCGTCGAGGATACTCGCCGTTGGAAGGGCAACAAGAAAGCGACTCGCAAGGTTCGTACCGCGAAAACCGTTTCAGCATCCAAGCAAGTTGCTGGGCTGAAGTATCTCGCCAAGTCGGATGAGCATAAGCTGGTATCTGTCGCGCCTGAGAACATTCTCGGTGCCCAACAGGTCTGGCTGTTCAATGCGAAAGACCGTGGCCTGGTTGTTTACAATGCCTCAGCCGCAGAGGGGTTCACCCTCAAGGGAACGACCCTACAGGGTTGGGACCCGGAAACGAGTGAGGGTAAGGTCATCCGCAAGCCTGAAGAGGTTCTGCCTGGTCTCCTGAAAGCCGGCAAGATCGCCCTGCGAAAGTTCATTGGCGATATCAGCACCAAGAGCCATTCCCAGAATGGTCGGATCAACAAAAATCAGATACTGGTTCGCGTGGTTAGCTAAATAGGACATGATGATGAAATTTGAAACGATCTACAAGCTTACCAACGGTGGCAAAATCCAACAGTGGACCATTGAGACCGAAGGTAACAAGTACCGGACAATCTCTGGACAGACCGAGGGCAAAAAGACCACGTCCAGTTGGACTGTCTGTCACGGCAAGAACGTCAGCAAGTCTAATGAGACTTCGGATACCGAGCAAGCCGAAAAGCAGGCCCAGGCGGTCTTTGACAAAAAGCTTGAAGGCCATTATCACCGTGATATCAAAAAGTCGGCTAAGGCAAAGTTTGTGAAAGCTATGCTTGCCCATAAGTATGATATTTTCAAGGGTGATTTTACCGATATCTACAGCCAGCCCAAGCTCGACGGCATCCGCTGCCTGGTCACGCCAGACGGCATGTTTAGTCGCGGCGGCAAGCCCATCATCGCAGCACCTCATATCTTTAAGGCCATCAAGGATATCTTTGATGCTCATCCTGAGATTCAGGCCTTTGATGGCGAACTTTACACCTCGGCGCTGAAAGATAATTTCAACAAGATTGTTTCCCTGGCCCGTAAGGCGAAGCCGACCAAAGAGGAATTGGAAGAGAGTGCCGAGAACTTGGAATATTGGGTTTATGACATGGTGGTTGAAAATACCGAGTTTTACGAAAGATGGCAGCATTTATACAACCTACTGTGCGACCGCCCGTGCATCGTCCGGGTCTCCACCAGACAAGTTTTCTCACAGGACGATCTTGATCGACTGTATGGCGAATACCTTGCCGATGGTCAAGAGGGCCAGATGATCCGCAACGGCAATTCGCTTTATGAAGGCAAGCGTTCCAAGCACCTGTTGAAGCGTAAAGAGTTCCTGGATGAGGAATTCAAGATGACCGGTATCGAAGAAGGTATCGGCAACTGGGCGGGTTATGCCAAGAAGGTCGTTTGTGAGTTGGCTGACGGTACCGTGTTTCGCGCCGGCATCAAGGGTAACCAAGAATATTGTGAGGCGCTTTTGAAACGTGCCTATGTAAATGGAGAGTTTGCTTTTCCGGACTGCGAGGTAACCGTCCGATATCAGAACAAGACGCCCGACGGCATCCCCAGATTCCCGATTGCTCAGGCCATTCATGAAACGGAGCGTTGGTAATGAAAATTGAGGAGAAGGCCGATTATATTAGTTGATTTCAACCAATGCCTAATCTCCAATCTGGTAATGCAACTCCAGATTGGTAAAGAGAAAACTGTGGACGAAGGTATGCTCCGCCATATGGCGTTGAACAGTCTTCGGTACTACCGCCAGAAATTTGGTGACGAATATGGCGAGTTGGTGATTTGTTGCGAGGACCGTCATATCTGGCGCAAAGAATTCTTCCCTCAGTATAAGCAGCACCGCAAGAAAGAGCGGTCAGAATCTGACCTGGATTGGGGTATGATTTTCGAGATCATCAATACCATTCGGGATGAGTTGATTGAATTCTTTCCATACAAGGTCTTGCAGGTTCGTGGTGCCGAAGCGGATGATATCATCGCTGTCCTCTGTCAAACACACGGTGACCAGGTCTTGCGGATCAGTGACCCGATCCTGATTATGTCCAGCGATAAGGACTTCCGTCAGCTACATAGGTATGCCAATATCGATCAATACTCACCGATCCAGAAAAAGTGGATCAAAGAGACCGATCCAGAGGCGTACCTGCGCGAACATATCCTCCGTGGTGATCGAGGAGATGGTGTGCCGAATTTTCTGTCCGGTGACGATACGTTGGTGAATGGAGAAAAACAGGCCCGGTTGAGCAAGGGTATCATGAACCAATGGATGAACAACGATCCGGCGAGATTCTGTGAAAACGAAAACCAGCTTCGTGGCTGGCACCGCAATAAACGATTGGTAGACCTGAGTGAGATTCCAAGTGGACTAAAACTTGCCATTTTGAATGCCCATGAGGTCGAGAATACCAATGGTAGAGGAAAATTATTTCAATACTTCATCGACAAACGGTTGAAGTTTCTTATGGAAAAACTAGGAGAATTTTAATGAAGAAAATGATGGCTGAGATATTTGAGGAATTGACGGCTGCAAAGACCAAGAAGGCCAAGGTGAAAATTCTGCAACAGAATGACGACCCAAACCTACGAGAATTTATTGCCTTTGGGCTCAATCCCCATATTCGATTTTTGCTTCCTGATGGTAACCCGCCGTTTGAACCGAATGATGGCATCAATGCCGAGGAAGCCATGTATTCTGAGGTTCGCAAGCTTTACCTGTTCGTGGATGGCGGTAAGCCTGAGTTGAACCAGATCAAGCGTGAGACCATCTATATCGACATGCTTGAGATTGTTCATCCAAAGGATGCGGCCTTGCTCCAGCTTTTGAAGGAAAAGAAACTTCCTGGCCTCACCGAAGCGTCGGTCCGAGAAGCATATCCTGGATTTTTGACTTACTAAGGAGTGGTATCGTGGCTAAGACCCAACGACGTGGTAACCATAAACGTTCAAATGATGAATGGGAAGATGGAAAACACCTCGTACCAGTGCGCGAGACAATGCGCCGTATTTCAGGCAAGAATCTGAAACATATGGATCTTGAGGAACTAGAGGAATTCGAAGATTATGAGTGGTAAGGCCTTTATTATCGGTAACGGTGAATCCAGAAAGGGATACGACCTTCTAGAGTTGACGGCTCATGGCGCCATTTTTGGGTGCAATGCCCTTTACCGTGATTACAGGCCCATATATGACGCGCCGGACTTTCTGGTTGCCATTGACCCCAACATGATCACCGAAATTGAATCGAGCGATTTCCCCTCCGAACGGGTGATTATTCCTCCGATGGAGGAACAGTTTGAGCCAGCGGCATGTAACATTTCACGCCCACGATCCAATGCTGGTTGTAATGCTATCTTGGAAGCTATCAAGATGGGATATGATGAAATTTACATCCTGGGATTCGATTTCATTATCCAGAACGAGGCATACACCGTTGGAAACATTTATGATGGCACCAATGCCTATGGACCAGAGACAAGAGCGTCCGTCGTGGATGCGCACCGTCGGTTGAACTATATAGAATGGATTATCAACGAGCACCCAGAGGTACAGTTTACCTTCATGTTTCCGAATTTGGGGCTGACTCTCCACTCGCTCCGTGTTAATATGAACAATGCTAGAGGGCTGCTTTTCAATCCTGGAAGCCCTCACCACTCTTCAGTGTTGGAGAAGTAAGATGGCCTAGCTAGACTTGAGATAGTATAGAGTAGATTTGTATATTAGGAGAATAGATGTTACTACAGAAAAGAGAGGAAGTGATCACTTCCTCTCTTTTTACTTGTCCTGGTGCAATCTGGAGCTGATCAGGCAGAAGCGAAGTTTTACCGATTTTTAGTCATTTTAGGGGTTGACATTGGCCGCTAACCGTGCTAAGATGTGTATAGTGAAAAGAGAAACAGAAAGACTCGAAATGACTGATAACACCCGCTTTGATTCCACCGCCCTCGAAATGTTCCGTGATCGCCAGAAGGCCGACAAGGAAGACGCCGCCTGTGAGGCGCTGTATGCCAAAATCAAGGAGGTCACCTCCTCCATCATCAACGATGAGGCCATGTTTGACCAGTGGGACGACATGGACCTGACCGCAGAGCTGGACACCAGCCTGTGATCCATAACCTACAACGAATTCACGAAAACCTGGAAGACATGAGCATGATTCATGACCTCTGGGTTTACGAGGATTTCCCTGCCACGGAAGCGGTTGTGATGAAATTCTACCGTGACGGTGAAAGGACCTCTATTCGGAGTGTCACCTTTGAGACCGCCAGGAAACATTATCGCGCCTGCTTAGGAATAGGCTATTATCCTGTCGATTAGGGGTTGACTTTGGCTGAGTACCGTGATAGGATGTGTATAGTGAGAAACGAGAGAGAAAAGAGAATCGAAATGAAGACCGTTTATGTTGTGGCTGCCGGCTGGGCAGGTGGCAAGCGTTCCATGGGTACCCTGGTCGATGAGGGTATCATGACCAAAACCTATCAGCGTGGTTGGAGCCATGAGGATATGGATATCGTCTGGCACCTGAAAGCTGATGCCGGTGTGATCGTGGACAACGGCATGGAAGTCATGCATCCCGGTGATACCATCGTTTGGGAGAGTTAGGATGTCCGAAGCACAGAAACCCACAAATGACGCCTATCGTAAGGGTTGGGAAGCTATTTTTTCGAAGCCGCCCAAACCCGTAAAAGAATCTGAAAAATAACGCATTTTAGGGGTTGACATTGGCCGCTAACCGTGCTAGGATGTGTATAGTGAGAAAACAGAGAGAGAGAACATGACTTCCACCACCAAAAATGAAAAAGCCCTGCTGATCGCCATCGCGCACCACGAAATGTGCCCCGCGAACGGAATCACGCCCGAAACCATCGGAGAAACCGGCACGTATTGCTGGGTTGATGATTTCGCCGATGCCATTGACCTGACGATCCCTCAGACCAAAGGCGTCCTGGGCAGCCTGGTTGCCAAAGACCTGTTGGTCATCAACTTTGGCGGCACCGAAGACGCCGAGGTCGATTTCACGCCTGAGGGCTTCGCAGAATTTCTGGTCGCCAACGCGGCCCGCTAGAAGAGAGAGAGAAAATGAAGACAGTCCACGTAATGGCATCCGGATGGTCCAGCCATTCCCCTTCGATGGGGACCCTTGTTGCCGAAGGCATCATGACGAAACAATATGAGCGTGGTTACAGCCACGAGGCTATGGATATCGTCTGGCACCTCAAAGAGGATGCTGGTGTGATCGTTGATAATGGCATCGACGTAATGCACCCTGGCGATACCGTTCGTTGGGAGAAATAAGATGGCCTATGAATATGACCTTTACATTGAGGAAGAGGAAGTCAAATGAAGATTCTACCCATTCTAGTGGCCAGTGCCCTGGCCCTCGCGGTTACCACCGCGAGTGCAGCCCCGGCTGTCGAGGCGACCGAGACCCCCAATCCTTCGATTGCCGAGTTGGCGAAAGCCCTCGGCAATATGCAAAAGGTTCTCCAGGAGCTCCAGAAGCGTATGCCTGGGGTCGTCAAGGAGATCAAAAAGGTCATCATGATCATTGATCAAGAAATCAAAAATCAGGACGGTATCACGGTATACCGACGGGTCGATGGCGATAGGTAGTACCATCTTCCTGATTCTGTTTTCATATGTGCGGCTCTGGTCATAGGATTTATGGCCATGGTCGGCTATGAATTGTATGTGGACCGAAAACTGCGCCGATTGGCAGATCGGTATTCGATCACGCATAAATAGGATACCGAAATGCCTAAAAAAGTTCTCGGCTCTGCCTTCACATTGACGAAAATGTCCACCCGGGACGACCTGGCAGAGTTCCAGCTTACTATGGTTTTTACGCCTATCAACGATACTCGGATGAGGATCGAAAGTACAGGTCAGAATGACGCCGGCGACCACCGAACATTTATTTTTAATGATGACTTGATTGAGGCTATTCGAACCATCGTGGGTTCCAATGCTGATGTCAAGGGCCATAGTTCATTCATGGATATGCCCATCGAAACTGCGCGAGAATTTTATAGGCACCTTATCCTCAACGAAGAATGGGAGAAAGTCGAATGATCGAATACGCCGCAGAGATATGGTCCGTTGCCTTTATGTTGGTTCTGACTCTGGCAGTAATTGCCAGCTACAGAAAAGGTGCCAATGATGCAGTGAGGCATGTCACCCAAGGAAATATGAAATACCTTGAGGATATCGGGCTAATTGAGGTCATGTGGGATTCCAAAGGAAATATCCTCGGTGTCAAAGCTAAGGACCAGAAAAATGGTGACTAACAGTATGTTCAAACTGGATATTAGCGGCCCCAAAGGCAATGCTTTTGTCATTTTAGGTAATGCCAAGGACATTATGAAAAAGATGGCGTTCTCTGAGGATAACCAGGATAAAGCCATGAGCCGAATGATTGCCAGTGATTATAATAGCCTGTTGCGAGAGTTTGTTAAGTTGACAGGTGTCCAATTGGTCTCACCGCATGAATTGGATTCGGTTGATCCCGAACTATATACCATTGACGAAGAACTTTAAGGTGCTTGTAATGGATACCCTTATCAATGTTGTATATGCCTTGGCTGCTACCTGGTATATAATCACCTTTGCATATGCGTTAGTTCATTCATATGCGGTTGCCACCCAACAATGGGGCGGCGTTCGAAATTTTGAAGATCACTGTGCGATGTTTGTGATCGCTTTAATCGCACCGATTGTGGTAATTGTTAATGCGATAAAATCTATTTGGAGTTGAAAATGAATGATGTAAATACAAGAGTCGCTCATGTGGTCATCGGACGGGACGATGTTGGAATGCCAACATGGTTTGCTGAATTGCATGACGGAGATAAATTGATCCGTCGAATTCGCGGACGAACCCGGCAGGACGCCATGGATGTGGCTGAGTATTGGTTCTTGACTGGGATGGTTGATGACTCGATTGAAAGCGGGCAACCCCTGTAAATTGACCGGTTTCAACGTTTGCTGAAACCGCTTCCAGAATGAAGGGTTGCGCCAGCTTTTGACGTTGCGGCTCACCCGCCGGATCGTGCCCAGCAATACGCATTCTAGGAGAGGGAAATGAAGACCATTATTACCGTTTTATGTGTTCTGGCTGTCTTGTATATTGCATTGCCAGGATTTCGCCTTGAGGTTGATACCCAGGTTGTACCTACGCTCGCCTCATCCGTAAAGTCAGCCCATACCAAGGGCTGTTCCGTTTGCCATAAAGGAGAAGAGAAATGAAGCGTATCATTGTTTTGCTGGGCACCACAGCGTTGATTTTAGGTGCATGTCAAATGAATAATCAAACAGGTGGTGCCCTTTTAGGTGGCGCTGCTGGTGGGCTGTTGGGTAACACTATCGGTAAGGGTAGTGGAAGAACCGCTGCAATTGTCGGCGGTACACTTTTAGGAACATTTGCAGGATCACAACTTGGTGCCAGTATGGATAGACCAAGATCGGTGATTGTTCAACAGCCGCAAGTTCCATACAACCAAAGGACAACCGCTGAATGTGGTTATCTTACAAATCCCGGTGTTCGTTCTGCATGTGAACGTGGTATTGCGGAAAGAAATCGTCAACGCCAACGACAGGCAGAACAACGTGCGTATCAATGCGGAAGAACTGGCCGGTGTAACTAAAAATGGCTGATCGTGAGGAACGGCAGCACCAGGAAGACCTGGACGCCGACTGATAAAGAGGGAGAGAAAGCAACAATCTTTCTCTCCCTCATTGCATAAATAGGATTATCATGCCCACATATTTATTTCATAACACCGAAATCGGTGAAGAATACGAAGAATTCATGACCATTTCCGAGAGGGATGTTTTCGTGAAAGATAACCCCCATATTACCCAGCTAGTGAATGGAGCTCCTGCCATCGGTGATCCGGTGCGGCTTGGAGTGACCCGTATTGACGATGGCTTCAAAAACAGATTACAGGAAATCAAGCGGCATCATCCATTAGCCACTTTCAATATGCCCTAGTCAAATGTTGAATATGCCCGATCTACCCGTCAAATATATTGACGGAAAGCGACATTATGGAACTCCTGAGGGCAAATGGTATCCTTCGGTAACCACCGTGTTATCCTGTATACCAAAACCCGAATTAGTGGCATGGCGTGAAGCCATTGGTGATGAAGAGGCTGATAGACAAACAAAAGTCGCCTCGGTAATTGGTAATCGTTTACATGATACTTGTGAGAAATATCTAAGAGGTGAAGAATGGCGTAAAGGGTTGATGCCTGATATTCTGGAATTGTTCAGAACCATTCAGCCGCATATCGACCACATTGAAGAGGTCTGGGGAATTGAAACCCCATTATATTCTGACTACCTGAGAATCGGTGGCAGAACTGATGTTATCGGTGTATGGGATGATGTCCCATCCATTATCGATTTCAAAAATTCTAGGATATCACGTTCCAAGGATTTTGTTAGAGCCTATTTCATGCAAGAGGCGGCCTATGCCGTCGCGGTTGAAGAGAGAACAGGGCAAGGTATACCTCAATTGGTAACCATCATGGCTTGCAGGGAAGACCCGCAGCCGTGTATTTTTGTGGAGAGCCGTAATGACTGGATCAAAGAATTTATACAGGTAAGGAAAGATTATGCGGCATTGGTATAGCATACTGCCCATGATTTTGATTATGTCATGCACCGCGGATATTCCTTTTGTCACGGGAACAATAACTCAGGCGGCCCCAGCCGCCCCGGCGCCTAAGGCAGAACCACCGATACCACCTACCCCACCCGTGCAGCCATTAAGAGCCTATGGTCAGCTAGTAACCTTTCCAAATCAAATGGCTTGTAATGATTCGGCCTTAGTTTTGAATGCTCTTGAGCAAACACATGAGGAAGAGCCGGTAACCATCGGCCATGCGGAAGACGCTAATGGCATGGTTCAATCTGTCTATCAAAATTATGTGAATCGCAAGACCCGAGCATTCACCATTGTCATGCATATGATTTATCAGGACAAAAAGCTTACATGCCTAATAGGTTCAGGTAAGAATTTTTACCTGATTCTTCCTGAAGATATCCGCAAGCGTTTAAAGGAGCCAACAAGTCAATGGATAAGGTAACGTTTTTGAAATGGTGGTTAATGTCTTTGACGACCGGCTTGGGCGCCTGGTTCGGATACAAATTCGGGCTATATGAAATCATTGCTGCCGCCGACAAGACCTATATCAGTTTCAGCATCCTGGGAATGTTTAGTGTCTCTTCGATCTGGGCAGGATGGAAATCATGGCTCTTCTCATATCGTGACGAATTCACAGAGACCAAAAATGCATGGTTCGTTAGTGATATGTACCTAGCTCTAGGGCTCATGGGTACCATCATCGGATTTATCATGATGCTTGGTGGTTCACTTGAAGGACTCAACGTAGCCAATCAATCAACCATCATGGTAGCCATGATCAAGATGGCGAATGGTATGTCTACCGCCCTATGGACAACCTTGACAGGTATTGTGTGTTCTTGGTTATTGAAAATTCAACTTGTCAATCTTGACCACGGAATAAACAATTATGAAGGCACCTAGAAAATTCTTCAGTTATGTATCATTCATTGATCTGTTATTCAATTCGTTGTTGGTGATCACATACCTATTCATGCTCGCCCTTGTCCTGATCAATCCGCCGTCCAAAAAATCTGATGTAGAGAAGCGAGCTGAGTACATGATCATTATGGAATGGCCTGACGATTCTATTGATGACGTAGACCTATGGGTCAAGACACCATCCGGTGATATTGTATTCTTTAGATCCTTGAGCGGTGGAAAGAATAGCACAGGACTATTCCTCGAAAAGGATGATCGTGGGCAAATAAATGATCATGTGATCAACGAAATGGGCATCATGGAACCCATTTTGCTCAATCGAGAGGTCATAACTATTCGTGGTACTCAAGTCGGTGAATATGCCGTCAATGTCCACATGTATGACAAGTTAGACGGTAAACCAACTCAGGTCACCGTTCAGGTTGTAAAGGTAAATCCGTATAGCTTAAAATTCAAAGGTAAGGTCATCATGGAGGTGAAGCGAGCGGAAAGGCATATGACTAGATTTACCATTGCGCCGTCTGGATATATGACCAATATCGGACCCCGTTCCATCATGTTCGCAAATGCCACTCTAAATGCTAAAGCAGATTCTAACGCCGGACATCCAGATCGACCGATTACAGGAAGACCATGATTGAAACATTCTTACCCTTTATCATCGCTTCGGTTACCGTCGGCTTGTGGACGATCATTGGTTTTCGGAAAAACCTTGCTGGTCTCATTGTAACCATACCTATTATTTTTGGTACCATAGCATATACCTATGAGACATATACCAAAATCTTAGGGCACCCCACGGCACAGGAATTACCTGAGAAATTTACGTTGATTTATGGAGTAGCCAAAGAGCCTGAAGCGATTTACTTATGGATCATAGAAGAAAGCACCCAAACTCCAAGAGCATATGTCTTGCCCTATAGTAAAGATGCCCATAAAGCTTTGGATAGGGCCAGAAGACGCATGAAAGAGGGTAAGACTATCCGAAGTAAACGTATTAAAACCCAGGAAGGCGAACCCAGTTTCAGGAATGATCGCCAAGAGGTTAGTCCTGATTTGCCGCCGAAGATCGATTCAGACCCCATGGTAATTTATGACTCCGGTGGTTGACCTGGCGGCGTTTCTGTGATAGGATAGAAAGAATGAAAGATCAAGCGCCAAAATATTTCCTGGATTTCCGCCAGGCTGCCCGATATACGCGGGCCTTGGCTAGAGACATGGAAGAATGGAGCCGACATTTCGCGAATTTTGACTTGGATGACTGGGACGAGATACGAGTGGTAATTGGTACCCATGAACGTTGGAATAATTCATGGGGTGGTAACAACGGTGTTTTCCTAGCTATCCGCGAAGAGGTAACTGGAGATGACGTTTTTACTGAATATGGGCATATCAAGCACGATGACGATATTGGCGCATTTGAAGGTCCAATTTACCAACGGCTTGCCGCTCTTACAACCCATGAAATGGCTCACTCAATTGAGCAACAGATTGGAACATTGTCTACTGGTCGAACAGGTAAAGGATATTCCGGGCATATAACGCATGATGAAGACTGGCAAGACGTTTACCGAATCTTGCGAAATACGTTTGTGAATGGTGAGGAGAATGAGAAATGGTTGAAAGAACGGTGGCAGAAAGCAAAGCCCTGAGATAAAGGATGATAAATAGGATACACGTTGCTATTGATGAAACGGGTTAAAATGTATGTAAGACCCCGGTGCGATGCCGGGCATCTCCACCAAATTCTACCTTGGGGATGAAATTAGGATCGATTGCTACAGAATAGGCTTTGTGGAGATAGTCGTTTGAGCAGGCGTAATCGGCTCGACCAAACAGACGCTAACTTGAAAGCAGTCAATGATAATCACGAAACAGCAATGGCTATTGCAGCCTAGTTGATAATGATCTATCCGGGTTTTTGTGAGTTTTTCCTGTGAACAGAATAAAACTCAAACGAACAGCAAGGAGCTTGAAAAAACAAAAAGAAATTCTCGCAAAAATTGATGAAATAAAGGGTTGACTCTGGTATCCACCTGTGTTAGGATATGTATAGTGAAACAGAGAAAGAGAGAACCAATGACCATTATCCTCTATGATTGGAATATCCCGCCTATCTGTGAAGTCGAAGGATGCACGGCAAATGCCCAAGATACTGGTCATCGCCGCAAAAACGGCTCTATCGTCTGGCGCCGTCCGAAATGGGTAAAAGAAGGCGGCGGATATTGTTGTGGTACTCACCACACAAATTCCTGGCATCCTTATCGCAAATACCGCAAAAATTATTGCGAGAACGAGGACGGCCGCTTAGGATTTTCATGCAATTATCCCATCACTGAGGATGGCCAACTGACAGTTCATCATGAGGACGGTGACGCGACCAATAATGAGGAACCAAATCTTACAACATATTGCCGAAATTGCCATTATGTTGCGGATAAGCAAGGTGAAACACACCTCACCATCGGCCGTGTCAATCTGAGAAAGCAAGGAATAAAGGTAGCCTAAAAAAGACCATGAAAACCACGATAGTCGCGCTAACATTAGCGGCCAGCTTACCTCTCATGGCGATGGGTAAGCCGGCTCCTTTCCTAGCTGAG